AACGACTGCCGCTGTTGGTGATGATTTTGATGCTACTAAATATCTAACTTGTAAATGTTCCATTCCACTACATACTGGGATTTTTGCTGGTTCTAAAAAAATATTCCCAGCTCTATTAACTGATGGATTATATATCGAGTGCGATTTAGAATCCCCAGAGAATGTTATTAAACAGCTTGATAGTGTAAATCGTCATAGGCGAACCAAACTCAATCCTTTCGTATATGGGAGTGATGGGGCGGGTGCTACATTTCCATTAAGTGATGTAACCAATTATACGGAAATCTTTTTAGAAGTTGATAATGGTGTATCTTCTGTTGAAAACTGCCCCTTTGTTGTTGGTGAAAGAATTAATTTCTGTGAAGCGGGAACACCTTCCTCTACATCGTTCTTAACTGATACAACTGGGGCTATATTCGCAAATCATTTATTACCGAAAATTGTTTCTATTACTATGGATGGTGGTTATGTTAAACTGACTACTGATGGATTTAAAAACCCTACAACTATTTCGCAGATTATAGATGGTTCATTCGTTGTCTATTCGGCAGAGATAGACCGAAGAGTTGTAACGGAAGATGGAACGGGAACTGCCCCCGCTCTAACCGCTTTCCGTCCTACTTATACCATGTCTAATGTTGAGTTAGTTGTCGCACAAGTCGAACTTGACAGCCAATACGAAAAGGGAATGATGAGTAAAATGAGAGAAGGGGGTGCGATTGAATTAGATTATGTAAGTTGTACCAATCACAAATTTAATTTACTAAAAACAAATCGTAATGCTTCTGTCAATATTGATATGAATGCGTCTCGTGCTAAATCATGTATTATTGTTCCAGTTGATGATGAAGTATATGACAGCGCCACATTGGTCGGTGGTCTTGGTTCTACTTATGAAGAAGAAACAACTTCGGCTGATGTTGTCCTTCATTCTAATCGGTCTGGAATGGTTGGAGTCATTGATTTTGCAACTCAATATCAATTTGTAATTGATGGAAAACAAGAACCCTCCCGCCCCGTTTCTGTATCCAAAATTAATAAAGGTGTTTCAATTTCGGCGGCCGCTTTAACGGAAACTGAAAAAGGTTTAAATCAAGCTGGTATTCCAGTAAGGTCATTTGTTGATTACAATAGAAATTTTGTAATTGCTAAATGCTATGGTTTAAATGATGGTGTCCGCGATCTTCGTGGTGTATCTCAACAGCTACAAATTCTATACAATGAAAGTTTAGCTAGTGGAGTGGATCAACCCCCAGTTAAAAATAAAATGTTAATGTGTTTCCTTTATCATATCCGCCGACTTGTTATTAAAGGTGATAGTGTAAATGTTGTTATTTAAATAGTTATTTTTTTATAAATAATAAGTTCATAAATTTCTCCATTTAAATAAAAATGTTTCATTTGAATTCTACAAATTGGACATGTTACTTTTCTCATTTCTATCCATTTATATAAACATATTTTACAAATAGAATGAGAACAATTGATATAACATTTATCAATTATATTTTCAAAACAAATAATGCAATCTTCCATATTATTATATATGTATATATTATATTGATATGACAAATAAAGAAATTGATTTGTTGTGGTGTGGATTGTGCTTTATATATTGTGTGGGTTGGTACTATTTATTAAAATGGGTTATGTAAAAGTTTTTTCTAATTGTATTTTTAATTTTTTTAAAGTTTAATTATTTTATAAGTATTAATATATATATAAAAATGCCGTTTCGTTATTTAGAAATACAACCAAACTCAACCCCAGCTTCTGGGAAAATTTCTCATGCTCGGGGTTTCCCCAATATCACTATGACTATTGGACGACAGAATGCCGTATTAGATATGGCTTCTATTCGCGTATGTGGTAAAATTAATATCTGGACGGATGCTGCTGGAACTCTTCACCCAGTCGATGGTGGAACTGCTACGAATTTAACTGCTTCCGCTAAACTTGGAATTTATGGTGTTATGGATCAAGTGGTTTTTCGCCACGCTGAAACTAAACAAGTCGCCGAACATATCCGTCATTACTCTCGCTTTATGTCTTCCTACCTTCCAGTTATGTCGTCTAAACAAGATTCTATGGGTCATTTAAGCGAAAGCGCCCTTATCACTAATAACCACGCTTCATTTAAATCGTCTGTTATACAGAATGCGGGTGAATCGTCCTTCTGTGTTCCCCTTCCTTGCGGTATGACGCTTGGGGGAAATAAAGTCCCACTAAACTCTCTGCCTCTTGATATTGAACTTTCCCTTGCTCCCGATTCTGCTTTCTTTTATAGTGAATCGGCTACTGGTTCTCTGGCTGATCTCCAAGATTGCTTTTATGAATTAAGTGATGTTAGACTAATGTGTGAAATCTATGAACCCGAACCGAATGAAATGGCCTCTATGCTTCCTATGAGTGGGGCGTTTTCGTTTAACTCAATTACCTCTTACTTTACAACTCTGGAATCTACTAATTCTATTGTAAATTTCCGTCTTGGATTAAGTAAAGTATTAGCGGCTTTTGTTAATTTCATTCCTTCTAGTTTTGTTAATAATCTCGCCCAAGATGGTTCATTAACTTATATGCCCTCTGTTGCCCCTTCTGGTGTTGGTGATGCTGCTGGTGGTGCTCTCGCCAACCTTTCTCAAATTTCGTTTTTAAAAAATGGAATGCGATTTCCAGCTGCTTTTGAAACTGAAACGAATTATGATTTGGACAGCGGAACTCCAAGCGTTGATCCCCAAGTTATTAAATCGTTTATGTCTTCGATTGTCCCCGAAACTCACCATGTAAGAACTAATATTTGTCCCCAGAATTCCAATCGTGTATATACTATTAATAATAATTTAAGTGATGGATATAAAGTAATGCCTTTCGGTGGTGCTATGTGGGGTGTTGGTGTTGTTTATGATATGCTTGATAGTGATGGTGTTGATTTTTCCAGCGAACAATTTAGTATTCAAATGAGAAATGAATTAACTGATGGAAACCCTAACTCTGCATATCTATTTGTAAAATCTAAAAATACCATTGCTTGGAAAGATGGAATGATCCAAGTTGTAAGTTAAATGTTAAATTTATTTTCTAAACATTTTTTAATTTTTTATAATTATTTTTTTTATTTTAAAATATATATTATATTATATATATATAAAATGAGTTCCAATGATAGAATCCCCGACCTTATGAAACTGGGAGAAATTAAAACCGATATGGCGCAAGTTGTAACCACCGACATTATTGAGCCATCTGTTGTAAGTGATTCGTTCGCACGATTTACCCTTGATAGACGCGTTGGTTTCTTGCATTCAAATTCCAAAATTGCTCTCTCCGTTGTTCCTCTAACAAATGCGAAAGCTTACTTTCCCCTTAATATTGGTGTTGGTTCACTTATTCAGCGAGCCGTCCTTAAAATCGGTCAGCGAACGATTAGCGAGACCCAAGATTTCGCCCACCTCCACGCATATTCGTCTATGTTTTTAACTAATGAAAACAATAAAGAACGAGAACAATATTTAAGTCAGCGGGCAATCGCACATAAAAACGTTAATTCAAGTATGACTGATTTACTATCTGCGAATAGAGTTGGAATTGATAATGGTGTTGAAACTGATTTTACTGGCGCATCGCAAGGTGTATTTTTACACAAATTCCAAGAAATAGATGCTACGGATGCTGACACTATTAAACAGAGTCCAGTATATTCCATATATTTAAGTGACCTTTTTGGTATGCTTTCAACATTCCAACTTCCCGCATATATGCTTGATGACCCTATATTTGTTGAACTAACTTTCACTCCCCCCCTTACGAGTATTGCTGATGGAGTTAATAATCAATCTCAAAGGTGTTGTACCAATCTTACGGGAACGGAAGCTGTATCATACGCCATAGACCAGAATGAATTAAAAATGATTTACGATAGTATTTCTTATGATGGTGAAGTTATGGAAAAATACAGAGACCAGAATAAATCCATTTCGTTTAGTTTTAAAGAATATACATTAGCTAAACGAACGGGAGTTCAAACTGATTTCGCCAACCTTGTATTTAATGTTGGTGGAAATGGTCGGCTTGTATCCAAATGTATTATTGGTCTTGAATCTAATGCTAATTTCGTCTCGCGGTCTCTAATTAATGGTTATGGTTCATTCGCGCCAGTTAATGGACAAGAAGCTACATTAAATTTACTATATAATGACCGATATGAATTTTCACATGATAGATCCAATAATGCCCTTTTATTCTCTACTACTCAACAGAGCGAAGGCGCAGTTCCTATGGTTACTCGTGGGGAATATTCCCGAGAAGCTGGGGCATTAACCATAACAGCCCATGGTTTCGAAGGGAACATTCAAAACACGGGATTAAGTGGTCGTTTCTTCTGGAATAGTATTCGTCCCAATCGTGCGGAACGAGTTAATAGTCGTGGTATGGATCTAACCTACAAGAACCCCGCCCTAACTGCTGGAACTTATACATTAAGGGTTTGGTTAGAACTATTAAAAGTTTGTGAATTAGTTGATGGAAAAATGACTTCGAGATTTGCATAAATCCGTTTTATAATAATATAAATAAAATATATTATAAATATAAATATGAGTTTAGTAAAAGAAGATATTTTAATAAAACAAAAAAGAGAAAGGAAAAAAGAATATGATAAGGTATATTTAAAAGATCCAAATGTTAAAAAACATCGCCAGAAACAGAAACAGCATTATACCAAAATAAATATTTTTAAATTAAAGAACATAGAATCCAAACCAATATATGTTCAATATCAAAAGGAATTTTATGATAAACAAAGTGATGGTCGAAAGAACCCTTATTTAAGATCTAATGAAGGAAAATTTACATTAACATTTAATTAATATTTATTGATTAATCTTTTTTTTAACGTTTTATATTTTAAATTAATTTATATATATATAATATATAAATGACAATTGAATCAAATAATATTATGGAAGATATTAAAGAATCACGACCTAACCTAAAAGAAAACACAATTAAACAATACATGACAAATTTAAAAAAATTAAAAACTATTTTTGAAACTGATAATTATGATTTTTTAGATAAACCAGATAATGTAATGGACAAAATAAGTCATTTACATTATACAAGTCAAAGAAATCATTTAAACGCGATTATTGTATTGTTAATGGCTTTGAATAGTAAAGAAGAATATGATGAATTAATTTCTACATATTCTAAAAAAAGAGATGAATTAAATGATAAATATAGTGAAGACCAAAAAAGCGGAGTTATTAGTGATAAACAAAGTAAGAACTTTTCAACCACAGATGAAATTTATGAAATGATTAATAAA